TAGGTCTTTATTTTTATTATATTTATTATATTATTATTATATTTGTTTTTAATATTTATTTATATATATTTTTAGATATATATTTAGATATTTGTAGTAAATAAAAAATGTAAATTTATTATTTTTATTCTACAAAAAAAAACATTTTAATTAAAATTTTAAAACTATGCAATTTAAACTAGACGTAAAACACCTTTTCAAAGAAGATAAAAAAGAAGAAAAAGATATGTATTTAATTAAGTTTGAAACATATAACAGCAAGGTCGAAGGCAAATTTGAACGTAGTGAAATAAGACATATAATTGAAATACTAGATAATGCCATCTAAAAAGAAATTAACTAGAAGTAAAATAGTTAAAAAGCTAGATACTGTATTCAGTCAATATATAAGACTGAAAAATTCAGTTGATGAAATAGCTACCTGCTTTACCTGCGGAAAACAAGATCATTGGAAGAAACTACAAAATGGTCATTTTCAATCTCGCAAACACTACTCAACAAGATGGGATGAAATTAACTGCCAGGTACAATGTGCAGGGTGCAATGTTTTTAAATATGGCGAGCAGTATAAATTTGCATTAAACCTAGATGCTAAATATGGTGAAGGTACTGCAAGACGATTACACGTCAAATCACAACAAATAATAAAGCTATCAGACTTTGAACTAGAAGATATGATTAAAAGATATAAAAACTTTGTAGATTCAATGTAAAAACGTACATTTGATTGTTCTGTTCTGTTAAAGAAAAGAGGGTAAAATTAATTTTTTATCCTTTTTTTTTGTCTTTTATAGTTAGTTATTAAATTTTTTGTTTATATTTGTTTAAAATTAATAAATAAAACAGAACATTATGACAGAAAAAAAATCATTTGAACAATTAAATTATTTATCATTAAAAAAATATGATAAGCCTTTTAGTGAATTAACATTTATTGAATATGCTTTATTATTAAATTAAAAATAGAACAGAATGGAAACACAAAGAACAACATTAAGTAAGGAAATTAAAACCTTAGAACAGCAATTACAGGGTGCAGTATTAAATGCAGATGCTTTTGAGCAGATGGCTATTTACAAAAGGCTTGAAATAGCAAAATCAACTTTATTAAATTTAGATTAATATGGGGATTAACTTTTCTTCAGATACTTCAAAGGCAATTATACAGGAGTACGAATACAGGATAGAAGCATTATTAAATAAGATTACATTTTTAGAAGCAAAATTAGAAGTAGTAAATAATCAATTAAATAAATAAAAATGAACAGGGACAAATTATTAGAACTTTACAAAAAATATGATTTACAAAAGGAAGATGTTTACAAGCATCAGCATTATGTTATCATAACAAGACAGGGTATTGAAAAGATACAAGCAAAAGAAAATATCACTATAACTTATGAAGTTGTAAAATGTGAAACTAATTTTGCAGTATTTAAAGCTAAGGCTTATATTTCAACAAAACCAAATACAATACTAGAAACTTTTGGTAGTGCTTTAAAAGCAGCTAACTATAAAGATGGGAACTGCAATAGTTGGTATGTTGCAGAGATGGCAGAAAAAAGAGCATTAAGCAGGGCAGTTTTAAAACTCACAGGTTTTTATGAACTAGGAGTATTTGGTGAAGATGAGTCAGAAGATTTTAAAAAGAAATAAATATTAATAATTAAATAAATAACAAAATGAGAACAGAAATTTTTAACAATTCAAGTTACAGTACAGAAACAAAAAAAAGAACTAATTTATCAGTCGAATTAGTTTGCATTACTCCTGAAGTGGCAAGAAACTATTTAAACTATAATACAAAAAACAGAACAAAATCTGAAAGAAATATAAAATTTTTGGTTGATCAAATGAAAAATAATTTATTTTTGGAAAATGGTGAAAGTATTGTTTTTGACATATTTAATAATTTGACAGATGGACAGCACAGACTGGAGGCTATTATTAAATCAGGTAAATCATATTACATACCTGTTGTTAGGGGGGTTAGTTTTAATTCAATGGCTACTTATGATACAGGTAAAAACAGAAGTGCAGCAGATGTATTAGCTTTAAATGGTTTTAAAAATACAAACATATTATCATCTACAATAAAATTCATAAACAAATATAGTGATAGGGGTTCTAAAGCAGCGAGCAATACAGGCTATAATAGATCTGAAGCACTTACTAATCAACAAATATTAGATTACTGTCAAAACAATCATTATTGGTTAAATGATTTAGTTAGTAATATATCATCTATTTATTACAAATCAAAATTTAAGTTTTTAGGAGTTCCAAGCTTTTGTTTAATTGCTTATATTATAGGCGGTAAAAGCCCAAGTAAAGAAGTTTATGATTTTATAAAAAATATTTATGGATTATCAAAAGAAGAGGATACTGCTACAAGTTATTTATATACTAAACTATATAATGCTAAAATAAACAAAGAGCCATTAAATTTCTACTGGATTTTAGGAATGTCGATTAAGGCTTGGAATTATTATTCAGATGGTAACCCTTCTATTAAATACTTTAAATTTAGCACAGACCTAAAATTACCAAAAATAAATAAACATTAATAACTAAATAAATAAAATTATGAGTACACTTATTACAGGATCAATTAGAGTTGATAGATTACCAAAGGAAAAATTTGTAAAAGGAAAGGACGGGGCGGTCTATTATAATTTGACCATATCAGTTCAAGACGAAACTAGATACGGAAACAATGTAGCTTTTATGGATTCACAGACTAAAGAAGAACGTGATGCAAAAGTAGCAAAGAACTATCTAGGAAATGGGAAGGTCGTTTGGACAGATGGAAATATTACTTTAGCAGAAAAAGAAGATGCACCTGCAAATGTTGCAGCAACTGCAGATGCAGATTTACCATTTTAAAACTAACCATTTTTAATTAAAAGGTGTAGGTTTAATTATCTATACCTTTTTTTTTATATATTTATCGAATGACAGAAAAACAGAACGAACACAATATGTTAATGCAGTTTATAGAACAAGACTGCTACGTAGATTCAAAAGAAAAAATAGCTTATCCACCTGTAGCATTATCTTTTGGTGAGAAAGTTGTAAAATCAAATAAGATCGAAGGAGATTTGATAGTTCCAATACCGATTGGTACATTTGGAAACCTATCAGTAGTTACTGCACCACCAAAAACAAAGAAAACATTTTTTATATCATTATTAGCATCTTGCTATCTTAGTGGTTCAAATCAATTTGGGGGCGATATAAAAGGACATAGAGGTACAGAAGGTCAATTAGTACACATTGACACAGAACAGGGCTTATGGCATTGTCAAAAGGTATTTGAAAGGGTGCATAAAATGGACTCTAATATTAAGTCAGAAATTTATCATACCTTTGGGTTAAGGTCAATAGATTACAAAATGCGAATTCAGTTTATAGATTACTATTTAAAAGAAAAAATTAAAGCACCTTCTTTAATTATTATTGATGGAATTGCTGACCTTTGCAGCGATGCAAATAACATTTCAGAAAGTAATCATCTTGTTCAGAAACTTATGGAATGGTCCTCACTTTATAAATGCCACATAATAAACGTTATACATCAAAACTTTGGTAGTTCTAAATTAGGTACAGGACATCTTGGCTCGTTTCTTGAAAAGAAAGCAGAAACAGTTATACAGTTAGAAGCTAATACTGTGAATAAAAATTGGGTCACAGTTAAATGTGGTCGAAGCAGGGGTTATGCTTTTGATACATTTAGTTTTGAAGTTAATGATTTTGGTTTACCTCAAATAGTTGGAGACTTATATGACCCTTTAAAATAGATAATGGTACAAAAGAAAATGATATTGTTGGCAAAGAAGCACAAAACGTGGATTGAAATCGTTTGTTCTTTTGGCTGTAATAAAACAATAGCAGAAGACATTGTACAAGAAATGTATATAAAAGTACTACTGAAGTTAGAAAATGGCTTAGACATAATGTATGAGCAGGAAATTAACTATTACTACATATTTAAAGTGCTGAAAACTTTATACATAGATTTAAAACGTAAAGGAAAAAATATCACCATAGTTAATATTGAAGATACAAATTTATCGCAGTATGATTATGATGTTGATTATGATCAAGCATATGATAAAATCAAGGGTGAATTAAAAAATATGTTTTGGTATGACCGAAAGGTGTTTGAAATAGTAAATGAAGGAGAAAGCATTGCAGAATTTTCAAGGAAATCATATATAGAATACTTTTCACTTTACAACACCTATAGAAAAGTGAAAGAAAAACTAAAAAAACTGATATGAAACTAGGGGACTTTATTTATTACATTACAAAATATACAGGCATCAAATTTATTGTAGAAAAATACCATACTTTTATGGGAAGCAAATGCAACTGCGATAAAAGAAGAAAAGACCTGAATGATTTAAAAATTAAAAGATGGTAGAATTTGAAAAAGAAGATAGAATTGATTGGGCAGAATTTAGGTTGGGAAACAAACAGCACATATCCGCTGTCGAATTTGAATTGGTTTGCCAACTCCACTCGAAGTACTACAAGCATTCGTTTTATAAACCTTGTACTTGTTCACCAAAAACCATAAATAGATGGATAAAAGATTTAAACATCATATGGGACAATGGGAATAAAAAAGATTAACAAGTGGGAAAAGGCAGTTGTATTCCTTCTTAACTTAGATGGATGGGATTTAAAATGGAGTGGTGAAGGATTTACTAGATATGATGCAATAGGTAAAACACCAAAAGGAAAAGACTGCGTTATTGAAATGAAATTCCGTAATAAGCATTACAAAGAAAAAATGCTAGAAAAAGACAAGTACGATGCTTTAATGGCATTGGATGAAAAGGTTATAAAACTATACTTTGTTAATGACCCAAAAGGTAACTTCTTATATTGGCTAAACAATTTAGAATTACCCGCACCTGTAAAAAAATATTGTCCTGATACTACAATGTGGACAAAAAAAAGACTTCTCAAAGATGTTTATTTACTAACTGAAAACCAAGCTAGTATAATAAATATCAACCTTTCTGAAAAATAAGTTATTAAATTTATTGTTTATAAGATAATTTGTATTATATTTGTTTAAGTTTAATTATAAAAACAGAACAAAATGACTACATTATTTCAAATGCAAGGAAGGCAAGGAACTTTAGTAAATGTTAATTTAAATCAAGAAAAAATTGAGGATATATTATTCTGTTGGCTTGAAGAAAAGCACAACAATATTTTCAATGATTTAGAAATGTGGGAGGGCGGAAGTGTTAGGCTTGATAAATGGTCTGACGGTACTACTACTATTGTATTTCGTGGGGATAATGGTATTTTTGAACTAGAAGAGGTACAGGTACAAGCAGTTTAATTTTTAAAAAACAGAACAAAGATGAAAGCATTTTTAGAATTACCAATTTGTAAAGAAAGATACTTAAAAAGTCCAACAACAGAAATAATTGGAGGCGAAATAATAAATACTTGGAAGTATAAAAAAATTTCTTTTGCTTGTCAAGGCGAATGGGATAGTATTGTTTTTAAATACAAAAAAAGCGAATACGATTTTAATACTGCTATTCAAGAACTTATAAATTTTATTAAAAAAAATAGTTAAACAACAGGGGTGTAAAAACCCCTATAAAAAACAGAACAGATGAATTACAAATTAGCAAAGTACAAGCAGAATTTAACAATTAAAGGAAACCAAGTTTGGAGTTACACTACTCACGTTGCTACAATAGCAGGTGACAAATTATATCAATTAGGGTATTGGTCACAAACTACGCAAAAGCATATTAATTATGTTGCCAAAGAATTAGATTTATATTTAGTATGAAAGTAAATCAGGCGGCTTGGGATGACCTTAAAAAGCTCATAGAGCACTATACAGACCAAGATAGTAATATTACAGATATAACTATCAACTACCAAGTAAAAGAAGTTAAGGAGTTAAAAAATTATTTACACTTAAATATAAAACAATGACAGACAGTAAGCATACATACATACACGAAACGCATACCTTACAATGTTTTGATGGAGAATTTTATATCGGATACGGGGACGATAATTGGGTGGTGTATAATACAGACCAATTAATTAAAGACTTGCCTTTTATGATAAACCAAGTTGTAAAGGAAAATAAAAAGATGCAGGATATGTATTTAGATTTGATTAAAGACGAATTAAAAGAATTATGATATTATTGGTAGACGCAGACAGTTTAATATTTGCAAGCTGTTACAAGAAGCGAGAACATCCTGAAGATGAAAAATACTATACAGACATAGCAGATGCTAGAAATAAGTTTGATCAACAGTTTATGGCTATTGTAAACAAGCTAGAAGATATGTATAGCATTGACAGGGTGGTTACTTTTAGTGGTTCAAAAGGAAACTTTAGAAAGCTAATTACAAGTAACTATAAAGCCAATAGAAAAAAACAGGAATTACCACCACTATTACACGAGATGCACCAATTTGTAAAAGACCAATATGATTCAGTTTATGGGTATGGTATTGAAACAGATGATATGGTTGCTAGGTATTGGTTTAATCTAAGCAGGGAGGTTGGCAGGAATGAAGTTATGATTGTATCAATAGATAAAGATTATAAGCAGTTTCCTTGCCTTATGTATAATTACCATTATAAGCATCAGGAAATACTAGATATATCAGAAGATGAAGCAATGTATAATTTTTATGAGCAGATGATTATGGGAGATACTGCTGACAATGTAAACTACTTTAAAGGAAAAGGGAAAAGGTTTGCAGAAAAGTACTTTGCAGATTGTACAACCAAATACCAATATACTAGAAAGCTATACGAATTATTTAAACAAGAATACAAGGGTAAGGCAAGACAGAAATATGTTGAATGCTATCACCTTTTAAAACTAAGAACAGAATGAAAGCAACCCAAACACATTATGATAACGGAAAAGACTATGATATTATAGACGTATGTAACGATTACTCCCTTAACTTTAACAGGGGTAATATCTTAAAATATGTTATCAGGGCAGGAAAAAAGAAAGATGAGTTAGGAGATTTATTAAAAGCAAAAGATTATTTAGAACGTGAAATACAAATTTTAAGAAACGATAAATGAGAAACCATAAAAAAGTAGCAGAAAGTATTGTAGAAATGACAGGAGTGGATATATTTCTAAACACTAGGCAAAGAAACTATGTTGAGCTAAGGGCGTTGGTATGTTATATCCTTAGGGAGCAGCTAGGAATGCGTTGGATAAATATTGCAGCTTACTTTGAATCAATGGGTAAATCAATGAATCACGCAACTGCAATCCATCTTGTAAAAATGTACCCAACTTACAAAAGATACAATGAACAGTTAAAAGAATTTGAAGGTTGCTTTAATTTTAAAAGCGAATTAAAATACGATGAGATTGACAAGATACATTACCTGCAAAGTAAATGTGATAATTTAGAAAAAAAGTATATTGTTTTAAAAAAATCAATAGAAAAAAACCCAACACTAAAAGTCTTACACGACATACCAAATGAAAGGCTAGGTGAATTAATAGAAAAGATAGATCTATGGAAAAAAAGTTGGGAATGGAAATCAAACGACAAATGTGAAATAATAGAATCATCTACAGGAATTAGTGGTTCTACATTTTAATAATTAAAAATAAATACAAATGACAAAAGCAATTTTTTGGATAATCGTTGCAGTGATTGTAGCAAAAGTAGGTAAGGAAATAGCTAAAAAGTTATTCCCTGAAGATTGGGAATAAAAGATTTAGGTTTTATTACGTTATATAGCAAAGCATTTACTATGGAATTATTACGTTATGAAATTACAGCAGGTTTTTTCAAAGGGGTTTTGTTTGGTATCAGGCATTACCCTTTTGAAGATAAAGAAATATATGAAGAAGATATCGTTATTTACTTTGGAATATTTCAGTTAATAATTACAAAAATATACAGAAAATAATTTTTCGTAACTTGCTGAAAAATATAAATAATGATTAAAGCTAAAATAGAAAAGGTCAGTATATCATCAATAACAGAAAATGCTGCAAATCCTAGAACAATAAACAAACATAAGTTTCAAAAACTTGTTAATAGTGTAAAAGAGTTTCCTGAGATGTTATCACTTAGACCAATAGTGGTTGATAAAGATAATATTATACTAGGTGGTAATATGCGTTACAAGGCTTGTAAGGAACTTGGACTAAAAGAAGTCTATATTATACAGGCAGAAGATTTAACTGACAAACAAGCACAGGAATTCATCGTTAAAGATAATGTAGGTTTTGGTGAATGGGATTGGGATATACTTGCAAATGCTTTTGATAATGTAGAATTAAAAGAATGGGGTTTAGATGTTTGGCAACCTGAAGAAGATGTTGATTATTCTGTATTAGAAGAATTAGATTTAGAAGATACTTTAGAAAATAAAGAATCAGGTGTTAAGCGGGGTATTGTAATTGAGTTTGAGCCAAAGCATTATGATGAAGCAAATGAATTAATAAGCAAAGCAAGGAAGGAAGGTAAAGATGTTGGGCTGATTGTTTTAAATGCTTTTAGAAATGATTAATAAAGAACTTGACATTTATTGTTGTTGTATATCTACCAACAGACCTGACAATGTAAAAAACTTAGAAAAAAAGACAGGGTTAAAGTTTACCTACTATACAAGGAAAGGAGAATCTGAAAAGTATTTAGACAGAGGTGCATCTAATGTTATTGAGGTTGATGGTAATATTTGTAAGGCAAGAAATAAAGCAATAGAAGAAGCAGATGGAAGATTATGTTTACAAATTTCTGATGACTATAAAAAGGTAAGTTTAGTAAGGGGAAGTAAAGGTGCTTATACTAAGGAGGATATTTCTTTTATTGAAGCATTGAGGATAATGGTTGATAGCTTCAGAAAAATTGGAGGTAGTTATGCAGGAACAGCAATTACAGATAATCTATTTTATTACACAGGTAAGCAAGTTCATCAAAATAAATTAATTGTTAATGATTGTATTCTTCTTGATGGTAAAATGAAATTTGACGAGAAAGCAGATTTGAAAGAAGATTATGATATGTTTATAAGGCAAGTTAAGGCAGGGAACAAGGTGTTAAGATTTAA